TCACGCAAGTCAGACCATTCAAAGCCTGCTTTGGTTGCCCAGTCTCCATAAGAAGTCTTACTACCCTTTCTAATTTTAACACGAGCATTTTGAAAGAAGATATAAAAGATATAATCTGGGTATTGTTCTTTAACCCATTTCATTTTCTTTCTATCCTCCGACGTAAGTTTCCCTTTAGTCTCGATGTAGACTTTGTCTTTGACTTTCCAGTCAGGAATATATGTTCGTGTTATTTCTGGTTGTTTGAATTTAAGTCTGTCTGGTTCNTACAGGACTGTCGGTGGTAGTATTTTCCGTACTCGTTCCTCGAACTTCGACTTGTAAATCTGAATCAATTGGTGGTTCCCACATCTGGTTTTCTTGTCTTTGTATGAAGAGAAGTTTACCGTTGGTTAGTAAGTCGATGTCAGCACCATACATGTCTTTGACATAGTTGTACATCTCTATTTCATTAGAGCAATAGTCAATAGCATCTGAATGGTATTGCATAAACTTGGGCCATTTCTGCCGAGCTTTACCGTCATAACCTTGTATGTTATCGGATACATCACCTAAGATTAGTTGCTTATAAAAGCTTTTTAATCCTTCTATTGGGCTTACAAACACACGGTCTTTAGTTACAAANTTAAAGTGATGACCTGGTATTTGTTTTAAATCTTTATCAATAGAACAGATGATATAGTCCATCATACTATCACTGATGGTAGCTGCGATGCCTATAAGATCGTCAGCTTCATTACCGTTAGAGATGATTGCATTCCAGCTTTCAACTAGATACTTCCTGCAAGCTTCTAGATGTACTGGTTTAGGTTTGTCTTTGCGGTTAGCTTTGTAGAGCGGGTATAGTTCGTAACGGAAGTTGTTTCGACCAGTAAGAAAACATTGATANTGATCGCTTTCAGATTCACGTAGAATATCCCGCATCATAACATCAGCCCTGAGGATTGCTACGTCCTCGGGCTCATGCTCAGCACTGGCAGAACAGCGATATGCGACGATGTCGCCGTCTATAAGGGCTATCATTCGATTGTTGGAATGTCCTCTGTTAAGTCATCAAAGAACTGTGGAGAGTCTTCGGCTTTACCNAACACAAAACTCTCTAGTTGTTTAGCGACGGAAAGGACTTTATCCACTTCCAGACTTTTGGCACCCACTGCGAGAATGTTAATGGCTGCTGAGATACTCGACTGACGGACGATGTAGACTTGACGTGCAGCTCTTTCTTCTGGAGTTTCGTACGTGCTACGGGGCGTTGGGCTTGNACTTTTGGTTTGGCTGACACCGCCTTGTGTTTTGTTTGCTTCTGTAAACTCCCAGTAACCTTTGTCGTTTTTAGCGAATTGGACATCAAATACTTCTCCTTGTTTAGCTGTTGATAGTGTTGCGTATAGCGCTTTGTTTGCAAAGCTTACTACGTTCTTTTTCTCTTGTNTACCTTCTTGGTTTAAGTACTCAACAACTGCTAATTGATANTTGCCTTTGTTTTGTACGTCAACATTACTGATTGTAATTTGCATTACTGTGTTACCTTTCTTTGTTTTAAATACTCTGAGTAGTATTCTACACTAGAGTTCATAGTGTGACCGACGCTGCACTCACACTTTAGTGGCATGTTTGGTTTGACTCCGAACATCCTGTTAAAATTATCAGGCATGTCTGCGAAACAAGATTCAAACAANGACACTACTTCATCTACGTTAGACTCTGGTACATCAACTAANATAGAGTCATGTATAGTTCCTATTAGCCTAGCTTGTAGTTTTTGTTTTTTTAGGCGGTTGAAGAACGATACTCGGATGATGGCCATAATATCATGGCCTGTTCCCTGCACGGGATGGTTGGTTAGAGTTGTCCAAGGGATTTGTCGATCTCCCCTACGATCCAGAACCATCTCGAATTTCCATTCTCTTCCTTGAGGCCCAACAATAGGTTGACCTCTTGCAACAGTNGATGCCCAGGATTTGTGACAACGATCCAATCCCGAATACTTGGAGAAGAACTTATCTCCAATAGCCTCCCAATACCTAATACTGTTACTTGTCGTAGCAAACTCTTGATCTTTGGAAAAGGCGTAGGCACTTCCACGATATATAGTCCTGAAAAGGTATTTCTTGGCGATAAGTCTGCTAGGAAGTCCGAAAGCTCTTTGATTCTCTGTGTGTAAGTCGACACCGTTTACGATTTCCTCTATACCTGTTTTGTCTTGTGATAGCCATACTGCAGTCCACCACTCTAACGCTTTTGCATCTGCTTGTATTAACATATACTAATAGTATACCACATTATTTAGGAGTTGTCAAGTAGCATTTATCAATTTCTTTTACTGGATGAAACACTTTGTTATATGTGTCTTTATCAAACATCATTAGAGCATCTTTAAACGTGTCTGCACCGTGCATAGCGACGTAATCACGTACTTCTGACATCACAGTATGTTCCCATTGTTCGACAGCAACCTGCAGCTGTTCTTCGATATGTGGATCATATTTTAATTTAGTCATATTATTCTTTGAGTAAACCTTCTTCTTTGTATGTTTGTATTACAGCTTCTCGAAAAGTTTCTTTAGCATTTTTTAGATCATTAAGAGGTTCCCAATCACCGTGTGTAATTACATAGTCAACTATTTTGTTTAATTCTTCTAGTGTTTTATACATATTCACTCCTGACACACTCCTGAATTTCAGGACACATGTTTTGTAAGTTAGGTTTAGTTGAAGACAATCGACCAGTCCATGTAGTAACCTGGTTAAATTGTCCATGGATTTTATTNTTAGGCCAATTCATTTCTCGATTGATTTTAATAAATCCTTCAAAGAACTCATTGACTTTAGTGAGACTTGCTAGTTTAAGTAAGTTAGTGATTACTCCTGTTTTATCCTTTATTTTACGGAGCACATCTTCTGATGTTGAATACATACCTTCTTTTAAAAGTTCTGAACCTTCAATTGGTTTGACAATTCCGTCAAGTTTATGTTCAGTTCTTACTATTTTAAAACGAGGTTGNCCTGTTTTATTTCCAGTTTTATAAAGACCAGCAATCTCCCGCCCCTCTTCATGAACAGTACCGCCATATAGAAATGCAGAAAGATGGTCGGTGCTATTAAAGTTGAGTGGGACTTGGGGATATCGTGAACCTAATTCATTAGTAATCTTACCGATTTCTTCTTTGATTTTATCGGATTCACGATGACATTGATCAAGGTCACATGGAATACCATTGAATTCCATTTCTTGTAATACAATTAAATCGTCACAACAGAGTTGGATTAGTCGTTTTTGTATTGGGTTTGTAATCTTTTGTTGTTCATGATAAACTTTTAGAGTTTGTTCAACGTCTTGTATATTGTATTTGCTAAGGATGTCCCATGGAATTTGATCAGTATCAATGTCTTTTTTCCAGTAGTCTTCTTTAACAATGTCTAGTTTACCCTCAAGACCATAAGTTTCTAGAGTAGTTGATAAACTAGGATACTTTACACGTTGTCTTCTAATAATGTATTCAGCAAGTTGACAGTCATAGACACGTTTGTTGTCAAATGAAATCCCAAATCTACGTAACCAGTTAATGTCAAACTTAATATTAAAGCCTATAAGTAAGTCTGCTTTGTCAATAGCACGTTGTATAAAATGCNTACCGTAGTCATTTGCNTTAACACATTGANTTTGTGTGCCATCAGTCCAAGCTATAGATACTATTTTATTGGTAAGATCAAATGGTTGACCTTTGTTATTGATTGTAGATTCAATATCAAAGCATATAATATTCATTTAGAAGTGACAGAAGTCTGTTGGTTGAACTAATGCTTTAAGCGGTAGTTGTTTTTCTTTATAGTCTGCATTGCATTTAGAGGCATATACTTCAGCCATTTCAANGTCTTCAAATGCAGCTAGGACATGGGCAGGAGATTCACGGATAACTACCCAGCATGGAATGTATTTACGTCTGATTGTTTTGTTTACCATTATTTAATATATGTTAAAATGTTTACCACAGTATCAACACAAGAAGTAATGCACAATACAATAATAAAGAGATACTCAGGTCCGTCAATNTTCAATCTAGCCTTCCTTGTCTGACTCTATATGGATAATACGACTCTACCCAAAAACAGCGAGTCTCACCGTTTTTAGTAGCTATGTAGCCAATCCACACACCATTNTTTGTTGTGTAGTCGTGGCAATCTAATTCATTATAGCTTTTATAAGCATTATATAATACATGAGAAAGTAGTATATAACCTATNATACTAAGAGTTTGGATAATCTTCATATCTAGCAATGTGTGGGTTTATTAATACTTCTACCCTACCATGTCGCATGTTTGGATCAGTATCAGGATCACCTTGTAATTTGTTTTTACAGAGATGAAGGAACCTGACGTTTTCCATAGAGACATCATGAATTTTACCGATACCTAAAATCCAGTCAGCTTCTGCTTGTTTGGATGTTTTGGCATTAGCAACGTTGTTCATGTTAAGCCATCGTGCGTTTTCACCAGTGACATCAGCTTGTGTAATACCAATAACTGAGCCATAGGTTTTTGCAAGTTCACGTGCCCATTGATAGATAGCACCNAGTTTTAAGTCATCACGATCATCTTCAAATCCTTTTATTTTATCTATTTGGTCAAAGATGATAAGCTCAGGATCAAGTTTAGCACANATAGNTTCAATAGAAAGAGCAGATGCGTTTGTACCTTCGAAGATCTTTAAACGACCGCCTAGCCGTTCTTGAAACTCTTGACGAGCTTTTGGAATGTCTTGGAACAGTTCTGTTGTAGTTAATCCCAATAAAGCTTGATAACATCGAAGCATAACTTTATTCGATTGTTCTTCGTTATTGATCCATAAAATAGGTCTTGTAGCCTGTTCTGCCATGAACGTGAGCTCTGAGGCCAGAAAAGTTGTTTTTCCAGTTTCAGGACGAGCAAAGACAAAACCGAAGTCACCTTTTCTAANGCTACCAAGAGAATGGTTAAGGGCATCCAGACGCCAACGCAAACCAGGTTTGAGATATGTTTGTTGATGTAATTCATCTAAGTCTTCTGTAGTAAAGGATAGCTCNTCTTCATCATTGAGTTCTTCAGCAGTATCTAATTCTTTAATAAGTTTATTTACTTGATCTATACTTTTACGACCCTCGGAAGCATCGTAAGATACCAGAGCTAATTGAGACAGCACTGACTTTTGCTTATACGCTTTAAGCAAGTCCTCAACTAACTCTGGTCTTACATGGCAGGAACCGATATTTTCGAGTATAGCTCGATGTGTTTTGTCAATCTTACCAGATGTTTCACATACAACTTCAAAGTCAGAAACAGACAAATCAACGTCATGTTTTGAATGGTATGTATCTAGTATTTCAAGAAGAGTTAAAAGTTCTTTAGTTAATTGTTCTTTATTAACAAACTTTCTATATGCTACCCAAGTGTTTTTGTTTAATAACGTTTTTATTACTTGGAGTTCTATCATATTTATTTTCTTATAGTGAACTAATATTGTATCATATGATTCCTAATTTGTCAAGAAATATCTGATTTGTTNATCATTGTATTCTTTAGGATCTAAGTTAGTGAAGACTGACATAGCAGGTAAACCTATTGANTGTGCTCGTTTTACTATGTNATGGCTGTTTTTCCATTTATCACTATCTAGCCAGACTATTACAGCTTTGCAATGGTCTTTTAAACGCATTAAAAGGTGTGTAGAAGCTTCTGAACCGAATAAGGGCATAGCTATCCCTATCCTACCTATTTTAATGGCGCTAAGGAGGTCTTCTACAAGAATGATTGGTGTTGTTTTCTTACCACAGAAATANAAAACATCATGAATTTTACCTTGTGAGAAGTATTTACCTTTAGCATTTGGATTAAAGTTACGAGCTTGCCAAGCAACAAGAGACTGATCTTTACCATATAGTGGATAGATAAGTTGTTGTTTTTCACGAGACCATAACATCCTATATCTTAATCTTTCTTGGTCGGTAATTTGAAACTTTGCCAACCAGTCAAGNGGTTCTTTTTCAAATTGNGTGCTAGCATCGTTTGGTAATTTAACAGGGCGTTGAACATCATCTTCTGGTTGTTCAGGTACGTATTTATTAGTTCTTTCTGTGTAGCTACAGCCGAAGCAATAAGCTGATCCATCTGTATATCTCCCTAGGTTGTCTTTTGATCCACATTTGGGACATGGTTCGTGTTTGAGGAAAGTTGCCATAGTTGTTCTTTTAGTTCCATTATTTCATAAGCACCCTCAAGCAGCAGGTTTCTAGTAACGTTATATTCATCATGTTGAGCATAAGCTAACATTCGTTTTTCAATAGTGTTTTTTTCGTTCATCTGTCAGGTGGATAAGATAAAGTACTATTAGTAGTAGTAGAAGTAGGGCTAACACCTCTAAGTCCTCCGTTT